CTTAAAGCGTGCTGATATCAAGAGGGAGTTGAGTGTATTTGCCGTTCGCTTGGCGCTCGTAAAGGCGTAAATACTGGCTAGTCCCTGTGATTTGAATAGCATCGGCTATGGCATCCATAGCGCGTTTCCAATTGGCATCGTCGATATCCAGTTGGCGTAAACTCAGTACCTGGTTAACATCAATTCGACCTTGTTGGTTAACGCGAAAAGCATGTTCAACCATTGCCATTAGGCGGGTGTCTGCGCCGCCGCTCCAACTTTTGATGCAGTCATCAATTAAGGTTTTGGCGGTTTGAATCCGTTCATCAAATACGCGGTGTTCGCCCACAGCGCGGCGCACTTGGTATTTACCATCAAAGCTGGTGAGTAATACATTGCCCTTACTACCACCCACTTTGACGCCGTATTCGCTGGCAGACAGTTCAGAAAAATCATCAATTTGCGCCATGGTGACCAGTTTAAATGTCAGCATTTGTTCACGCAGATCTTTGGCAAAACCGACTATCGACAGCACGACTTCATCGCGCAGTTTATCGACAGCCTTAATGCGATCTTCTGGTACTAAGTCGCCTTTAGCATTTTGGCGATAGCCAGTGGGGATAATAGTTTGTGTTGGATAGTTCATCTTATTGGTCCTCGTTCCAGCGCACTGTGACACCATGAAACTGCACTGCGCAGCTGCGGCGACGTATGCCTTTAATGTTTTCGATAATTTCTACAGCTTTGCTTTTAAAGTCGCGGCTTGGATTGGCGATATGCACCACATTGGCGTTACGACCAAGCACGTTCATCCCACGCAGACGTAGCGCGCTGATGACATCAAATTTGTTAAGTTGGTATTGCATAGCGGCTACTCCTGTTGTGGGGTTGAATGTTGTTCTAAAAGGCGGTTGTATCGGTAAGCGAGTGCGATTAACTCTTGCTTTAGCAGTTCGCATAATTGCTTATGACCGCCGTTGTCGGTTATGGATTGACGCTCTAATCGACTGTAGGTTGCCTCGGCCGAATACTGCTTAATTCGGTTTTCTATTTGGGTAACGCTAATGCGCTTAAATTGATGCTTGGCAGATAAGTTGGAGTGGGCGCAGCCACTGCGACAAGCTCGGTACAAACGCAGGCGAATTGGGTTACTGGTTGATTTATTGCATTGATGTTTGTCGCATTCATGCAAGGGGATTTCACCCAATATTGGACATAACACCACGTGGTTCATGTATGCCCCTTCGACCAACTTTTGCATGCGCTCCATGTTGCCGCCTTGAGCCGCATACTTACCGTTGATTAGCTGACAAACGACGGTTTTACTGATCCCTAGCACCTTTGCAACCCCTTCTTGACCATTAGCATTTGCTTGCTCGGCCAGTATGGTTAACCAGTTACTCATGGTGTTTCTCCTTGAATGGATAATATGTATTGGTGTTTTGATCCCACATGCCTTGCGTGCGCTCAGTTGGATGAAAGCGCCCTGTATCTCGTATGAGTATGTACTTGAGCGTTGTGCCTCTTGGGCTGCCTTTGATGCTATTAAGGGCGCGTATATAACCCGCCTTTGATAAGCACCCTAGGTAACGGGTAATGAGTGACGATTCGGCTGTTGATGTGGCTAAAATTAACCCTTTGTTAAAGTGCCGATTAATGCGGATCGAGTTCCACACCTGCTGTACTACGGTGTTGCGTTTAATCCGCTGTGGTGCGCGTTCGGTTTGTGGGTTGCCTTTGCCTAAAATGACCTCGTCTGGTGTAACAATGACTTGATATAAGTTGCCTTTATTACCAGTTTGCTTAGAGATAAGCGCTATGGCTGATTGATTTTGCAATCGTTTAGTGAGCTCTGTTATCAAGTTCGTTTTTACTCCCAGCGACTGGGCGATTTCTCGTCGAGTAAATTGGCGTTTCTCACACATTAGTTGCCATGCTTTATGTGTGATTACACCTTTATTTGACTGTTCCATAATGGTTAGCCCTTTTCTTTCTTATTATTTATTTAGCGCGTAAATACAAAAGCTTAACGGCGACTATGGTTTAAGAATAATTGCCCATCGCCCCAAAGCTGTTTGTCTACATAATCCAGATCGTTTGAGATGGCGAATCGCTCAATTTTTTCTAATGCGATAAGTATTCGACGTACCTCGCCACCACTTCTGACGCGGATAAAGTCCAACAAGTCTTCACCTACCTGTATGTCTTGTTCGAGTAGTTCGATAGCAAACATCGACACGTCTTCATTGTCTGCTGGCATAAATTCAACCCATTCGCTGATGCGGTTAAATAGTTGTTTGCGGTGGCTGATACGACGGGCTATTTCCTCCATCCCGATAAGCACGACTGGTAGCTCGGTGGCGTCGTATAAGTCGCGGATGGTTTCCATGGTTTTGGCTTGGCCGACGATGTGGTCTGCTTCGTCAACAAAGAGTGCAATCTGCTGGTCGTTCATGGTTTGGGTAATGAAATCGACTGATTTACGCAGTGGATACATAGGATCGCTACCCAGTTCTTTAAGAATGCGAGCTAAAAATGAGCTTGGGGTGTCGGTTGCATAGCAGCGCACGTATACCGGTAAATTGCCCATGTTGGTAAGCTGATTAAACATGTAGGTAACCGTGGTGGTTTTGCCAAAGCCGCTTGCCCCGTGTATGAGGCCAATGCCTGGGGTGATCTCACTGCGGCTTTGTAGGTTGGCGAACATGTCTTGAGTACGTAGTACGTTTTTTACTTCTACTGTTTTATGTTTCATAATGTTGTTCCTTTGGTTTTTCTGGGTTTTACGTTTGTTTAATCTGGTATTAACCAGGGTTTATGAGCTGAGCAGCTATTTCACTTGCCGGTGGGGCTGCTCGGCTTGTTTTAAAACTTTGTCTAGTCGATTTCGATGTAGCACATTGTTTAAACGGTATTTTTTAAGCCATTCACCTTCCTTCTCATTTAATGTTCGATTTAGGCTGTCTGTTGTTAACAGGACGGCTTTTTCGTGATCACTTCTGACTATGCGGGACTCTTGCTGTGCTTGACGCGAACGTCGCTCGGCAATTGCTTCCCGTTGACGTTCTATAGCATTGAGTTCTGTTTCACTGAGTTGAGTATTTTTTGCCTCGGTTGCAGCGTGTAACCCAGCGATAGCGCTATTGTTATGGGCTGCCGTTTGTTCAAGGTGGCTGAGGCTGGCGCGTAGCAGTTTTTTCTGGGCGAGTTCGTCAGCATATAAAGCATCAATGCCAAATTCTTCTTGTAGTCGTTTTGCTGATTTACGGAAGGCAGTAAGTTCTTTTTGAGTTTGCTTACGTCGTTCACGGAATTCACCTGGAGCAATGCCGCGATTAACTAAGTCCATGTTGACGGCGTCAACATAGGTTTCCCAACTGTCTATTGGATACAAGGTGGCACGGCCAATGTCACAAGGATCGATAAAGACTCGAACATCTTGGCGCTGCCATGCTGCTTCCATGAGTTCGGGTGCGGTGTATTGCACGCTGTCGGCTTTGACGCTGCCACGTACAACTTTTGCTGTGCCAATAAAGTTGAGTAATGTGTCGAGGATATGTGGATTGTCGATGACGCGTTTTTTGTACCCAGAACCGGCATACAACTCGAAAGGTGTTTTGTCGGTTTTGTCGTGCGCTACGTGGTTATAGTCAAATTCTAAATAGTCGTTAAGCACCTGCTGCAGTTGTTCTGGTGTTAGTGCCAGGCTTAGTCGTTCGGCTTCTGCTTGCTTTTTACCCTCACCAATACGTTTGGCAAAGTTGTACATGGCTTCTATTTGTTGACGGTCACTGACGCTGTGACCGATATAACCAGGCATTTTCTCCATCAACACACGACTCATAGTGCCAAAGAAACGTTCGATGAAAGGTTTTTCCCATCCGCTAAATGCATTGGCTTTAGATAGTTTCAAATCTAATAAGTTGAATATTGTTGTGGTGCGTTTTGATACGTAGTCGCTACCGTTATCGGTACGCATTATGGCGCCCTGCTCTGGTAATCCCCACTCTAAAAGAGTTTTACGCAGCAGTAGACAGATAGCTTCGCTATTAGATGTTGGCGACACAATGAGTTGCACACGACGACTGAACGCATCGATAACCGCGACGATACTATGACGTTTAAGTTTGCCATCGACGTTTAGTTCAATGTCAGTGGGTGTTGAGTCGAATTCCCATACTTGGTTTGGTCCGTCTATGTGTGGATACATACGGGCAAATAGCGGCCGATATTTGTCGGTATATAGTGACGGATTGGTGGTAAATGCATGTACTAACTCATGCTTGGCAGCATACTGAGTTAACCAGCGTTTAAATGAGCTTATTGAGGGTAGTTGCCAGCCATAATCGGCAGCTCTCACTAAGGCCAAGTCACGCACTTTGTTTGCTTGATTTAATAGATGTGGTTTTTTAGTCACTAACGCGAGTAAAAATTCATCTAGGCGCGGTTGTTGATCAATTTTTGAGGAGGTTTGGCCTTTGTATTGATCAACTAGCCCAATAATACCCTGCTCTTCATAGGCTTTGTGCCAACGATATAACGTTGCTTTTGCAAGCTGTGTGACGTGGGTTCGGACGTCTTTATTGCTGAGTATTTTTGATGCATTGAATGCATTAATAAAAACAACAACCCCAGCCGACTTATTTGCTGCTGCTTCGTAGGGCGAAACGAATTCACTGAAAGCATGAATAACCATTTCTCTGGCTTTGGCTTTAGCTTGTTTGGCTTCGTTTAAGCACATGAATTGCGCTAGCCCTTGGCTTTTGGCGTTAATACGTTGTTGGCGCACCTGCTTGCTTTGAGCTTCATCTTGCTTTAACGCTGATTTAGCTGAAATAACACTATTTGAGGTACTAGACTCAACAGCTTTGGCCTTTAGATAGGCTTGTGTTTCTGTGGGTAAACTATCAATGTGATATTCAAAGCCTTTGCCTTGATCGCATTTCTTTTTAGTCCAACATTCACGATTAGCTAGCTTTCTATTACCTTGCACTGTGGTGTACATGCCAGGAATATTGAGCAGTTCTTGAAGGGTGTAATATTGCTTAATCATAGTGGTGCCCTACCAAATCGAATTCAATTTCATTGGATAGCTCAACTAAGATCTCTTTAGACACTTTTCCCCAACGTGGTTTTACTCCGGTATTGGGAGCAAACATTTGTACGCACTTTTGAACTGTACGTGGGTTGTATCCCTCTCTTAATGCCCAGGCTCTGCAACTGAGTCCTCGTCTCATTAATGCAGCGTAGATCTGATTCGCATTTTCAATCTCCACGATGTCTGCTCCTTATTTCACAAAATTGTGATAACATTTATAATTGTTCGCATTGCGCATGTAGCACATACAAAAAGTAACATTCATACGCACTGCGTACAAATGTGATGATATAATCACATTTGTACGCCAGTCAAGCATGTTTGTAATGTTTCTTTTCATATTTTATGCATTAGCTTCTGGATATGAACTTTAAATATTTAAATTCAGCAACTTAACTAAAAAGAAACAAAACATGAAAAATGAAAATGATGTTTCTTTTCCAGCAATAGGAAAGGAAACGTTTGCAGAAAGATTAGAAATGGCGATAGGAACTACAAGCGTACGCACGTTCGCATCCTCTATTGGTTTATCTGAAGGAGGTTTAAGAAAGTATTTAAGGGGGCAATCACTTCCTCAAATTGACAAAGCGCTTCTTATGGCAAGACAAGCAAATGTTTCTTTAGACTGGCTTATTTCTGGTGAAGGCTACCCGCAGACGGGTGATGAAGTTACCAAAGTTGTGAACAATGAATTTGATGAAGAGTACTCATTAATACCTGGCTATCATCTATCTGTTAGTACTGGGCATGGCAGGATCACGGATAGTGAACCAGTTAAGCGCCATCTTGCTTTCAGACGTAAGTGGTTAAAGTTCAGAGGGTTTGAAACTGAAAAGCTTGCTGTGGTTTTTGCTTCCGGTGATTCAATGGAACCAACAATCCACAATAACAACACACTGCTAGTGAATACATCTGACACCAAGTTAACTGATGGCAGTATCTTCGTTCTACGATTTGGTGATGAGCTTTATGCC